GAGCCGTCTGCCTTGCAGTAATCCTGCGCCGTCGAAACGTACCCAGTGTTTTTTAGCCTCCAGATCGGATCGCGCTGATATGGCCGGTTAGGCCAGAAGAGCAACCCGTTAGGGCCAGGATCGAGGAAGGTGCCAGCGTCGAGACCGAGCGCTTGGAACTGCGTGACCAGCGTCGACGGGATACGGCTGTCGCCGGAGTTCGCGTGCCACCAGAACCAGCCAAGCTGGTAATCCCTGAGATCGTCGATCACGGCAAGCTGAGCCGCGCGGTTTGCCGCGGTGGCGTACCGATAGCCGCTGCCGGGCAAGTCGGTGGAAATGCCGCCGGAGCCGTTGTTGACGTCCATTTTGTTCGTCGTACCACCAACCGCGAACTGAAGGATGGTTTGCGTGTTCGCCGGGTTGCCGATCGTTACGCTTGGATTGAGGACATATGCACGCGCCGCCGTCTCGTAGCGCAGCGCATTATAGTTCCGGTGCGGGTCCATGGTTGTAACCGGAACCATGCGAGCCACGTCTGTCGTCATGGCTAGACGATAGTTCATGCTCTCGATCGACGGATCGGGACCATCAACTGTGAGCCCTGGCAGCGGCATAGTGCCTTGGATATCCGGCAGAAGCCCAGAGCCTGGAACGCCGGCGGTGACATACGGGTCGATGTCTGATCCATACGGCTTGCTAAGGGCGCTGGAGCCCTTGTAGCCGTTGTTGGCTTCAGAACCTGCGCCGGCCGCCTCACTGCCAGTAAACGTTGGAATGCCGGCCGACTTGTGGATATATTCGCCGTCATAGTCCGCGGCGATGAACTGCCGCGCCGTGAAGGTTCGTCCGTCGTTGGTGGTGAGGGACGTGTCCTTCAGCCCGACCGAGGCGATGTAGCCAATGCCCGTCGAGAAGTAGACCGGGATGTCCTGCCCGAGAATGAGCGTCCCGTTTGTTCGCGTCGGATCGAGCATGCGCCGGACGCCCTGCACAAACTGCCAACTTTCAATCGAGTTGCCCGTTTGCGTGTTGGTGTCNGCNCGGTTGATGATCGTGCTNTTGGCCCANGATGTCAGGTCTCGATAGAGCCCCTTCAGCGCCGTGAANTTGTAGCAGTCNACATAGGCNAGNCCAGACNCNGGCATGCCNNCGNNATCCCAGTCNGTCTTGGCGAGNTCGTCGAGCACCANGCAGACCGACTTGCCTTCTTGCTTTGCGGCGTATGCNGCAGAAACACCGGCCCAGCTTGCGCCATAAACCACAACATCATAATCGGCCGTCGTCGGAGCCTTGCCNGCCTCGTAGTAGTCGACCATGCCGAAGCGGATCTTGTAGTAATAATCCAGCAGGGCTGCGCTCACCTCGCGGCACTGCGCATCCGTCAGCGTTACCTTGAAGATGGCGAAGAGGCCGCAATCGTGAGCGGAAACGGCGCCACCATTGATGCCGCCAAGATGAATGGTCGGATTGGTAGCTGGCGCGACATACGTGACCGACGGGGCCTCGCGCGTGATGCCAAAGGTATCGAGACTGCCTGGCCTGATGCTGTGCATGCCCTGGCCGGGCGTGATCGTCGTTGAGGTTGATGCGTAGTTTGTGGCCTGAAGGCGCGCATTGAACTTATTCGATGCGTCGCGGACGTTCGCCGCAATGCCGTCACCGCCTGCCGTCTGTGCGCCGAAGTCGCCGCTGGCCGCTCCTGTGGCGGTTCGGTTGTAATAGAAGATCGTGAACTGCCCTTGCGGGAAGGTCTGTAGGCCGATTCCGGTGTTGTACTTCGTGGTCGACGACCAGCCGCTCCACCGGTCATTGGCCGTGTAGGTGGGGGTGCCGGCACCAGTCAGCGTAAGATCGTTTGTTCCGGGGTGGAACTTGTTGACTCGGCTGTTGATCTCGGTCGGTGTATCTGGCGAGTACATCGCCAGCGCGTCTGCCATGCTGACGCCAGCGCCCTTGATCCGGACAATAAGGCGGTCAAATGCCAGTTTCTGCCGCCTCGTCATCGGAATGCCGGCGGCAGTCTTTGAAACGTTTAGAGTGTCGGTCTCTGCCTGGAAGGTGAAGTCAGGCAGAGGATTTGGACCAACACCAGGCGGCAAGGCGATCAATCCGCCCAAGACGATGAGGGCGCGAAGCGACACCCCTCGCCTTAAACTCGACTTGAGCCCCGCCATGTTACGCAGCGATCCACTGGAATTTATCGTTCGGCTCGGCGTAGACGTCGTAGTCGGTGGAAGCCGGGACTAGGAAGCGAGTGCCGCTTGTAGCATTCGGCGTCGGGCCGACCGACACCCAAGAGTCGGCAGCAGCGCGAATGCGGAACATCGCCTGACCAGAGCCGGCATTTTCGGCCGGAGCGGCGTTGGTGGATGCCACGCCGCTAGCCGGAGCCTCGCTCCATGCGATCTTGCCGAGAATTGCCTGCGATTTGTCGCGCGCGAAGAGGGAGCCTGCATAACCGCAGACAACGTGAACGCCAGAAAATGCCATAGTGTCTCCTTGCGGCTACGCGTAGCGAGCCGCCTGTGGTGGTGTTTTTGGTGGGTGGTGCGGGTTAGTCTGCGGTGCGTCGCGTGGTGCGCGGCTTGGAAGCCTCGTGCATGCCGTCGATGCGGGTGGCGAGATGCCGGACGTCGTCGCGAATGCCCGACACGGCGCCCAGAATCTCGTCCTTGATTTCCTTCATGCCGGACTTGGTTGTGTAGGTCTCGGCGACGTGCGTGCGATAGGCGGCCAGATCGGCAAATGCCTTATCCGCCTTGCCGTCGGCGCGATCGATCTTGCCTTCGACCTTCCACCAGATTGTCAGGATGAGGCCTATAACGCCGACGAGCGGGCCAATATAAGAGAACCAGCCGTCCATTATTTGGCCTTTTCGGTAGTGTTGCCCTCAAGGCCACCGTCGCGGTCGGCGTAGAATCCAACCAGTGCCAAGTGGCGACGAATGCATGTCAGCAGCCGCTGGCGATCCGTGATCCAGAGTTTTTCCAGTGCGGCCTGCGTGAGCGGCTTGTCGCCAAGGTCGACCGGACCAAGGCATTTTGCCGTCAAGGCGCTGTCCGGCCTCACCAAAACTGGAGGAGGAGCGACGACTAGTCTATCGGACCTTGTTAACGCGCTGCACGCTGGAAGCACCAAGAGCAGTGCGGCCAGCATCAGGATCTTCGCTGGCTTCACGCTGCAGCTCCTCGATTTGGGATTGAAGGATTTCGGTCTGGGCCTGCATTTCAGCGATGCGGGCCGCCTCGCGCGCCTTCGCGGCGTTGTTTGCGGCGGCCTGGCGCTCCACTTCCGCGTTGCGGGCCTCGGCGGCAGCGGCATGTTCCGCAGCAATGACGCCCTTGTAGTGGACCTCGGCGCGGGCGTAGCCGCGGTGGTCGACGTAGGCATACGCGGCCAGCAGCAGTGCAAGCGCAGCCAGCGCCCCAGCGATTTTGCGGCCGATTGGGCTCAGGAAGAAAGCAATCATGCGACCCCCTTTAGGCAGAGCGCCCTTTCCGCCTCACGGCGTTTGGTAAGGCCTGCGATCTTGCGCCCTTTCGCCTTGTCCCACATGCGGAAGGCGTCACATGCGCCGCGGATGTCGCCGGCATTCAGCTTCCGCGCGACAGTCGAGCCGCAGAAGCCGCCTGTGCCGATATTGTAGGTCAGCGATACGCCAGCAACATAAGTCTGGATGGGCAGCGCGTCTGGCGCCTTGAGGCAAGCGCGCATGCCAGCTTCGTGCTCGACTAGGCTGTCGATCAGCATGTTGTCGCAGTCAGCTTTTGAGAATTTCATCCCAGGCTTGATGCCCTTCGTTTCCCCGTAGCAGGCGGTCCAGATGCCAACGACATCGCGGTAGGCGTAGAGCCTCAGCCCCTCGAATCCGCCAACCGTCTGGATAGCCATGGCGCCAGCCAACGTGATGGCGGCAAGCCCGCCACCGGTCTTTCTAAGCCTTGTCGCCATCGGAGGGCTCCTTGTTCTGAATAAGCAGGCGGGCGACATACGCGCCGCCAAGCAGCACAAGCGTCAGCCACCACGGCAGCCAGTCGGAGACGACCGGCACGACATTGAGGATGAGGTCGGATAGGGCGGCGAGTTCGATCAGCCGGAGCGACCAAGCTTTTTTGTAAACTCCAGCCGCATCGGGAATAAGTTGCGCGCGCGCCGTCGACCAGACGCAGCTAAGCGCCCGGCCAAAGTCGGGGATGAGTTTCATGGGGTGATGTCCTGACGAAGCGGACGCGTTGCCAGTCAGCAACAGCGTTAAGAATGATTTAAAGTGATTTCATGCTTGGCGAGGAGCGTCCTGACTAGGGGCTTGTCTGAGTTTTCCATTTCAATTAGTGGGTGCACAAAGATCTTCAATTTCGAGTATTTAGACATGCCACATCAGCACGCGACCGATGTTTTCACCGAGATCGCCAAATACTTACTGCCGTCGATGAAACGGGTTCAGCGCGTCACGGGGTACTTCGTTACTACCGCACTCTTTGCTTACGCGGCACCGTATGAAATCAATCATCCTTGGATGATAGCCGCTGGCGTGGGAATGCTAGGCGGAGCTACACAAAGCGCCAGGATCGGCCAAGCAGCGCTTTTCTTCTTTACTGCAATGGCTATCGTGCCCAAGGCCCTTGTAATGGCGGTGGCATCAGCCGCGGGCCTTGGCTGATAGCCGCGTTCATCAGGCCTTATCCTGGCGAGGCATGGCGTTCGTGCTTGAAAGCTCGCGGCGGGGACACCGCGTCGCTCGATCTCGGAGATCGCGACCTTGCACCAGCACGGTTGCCTGCCATCACTGAGCATGAAACAGATGAAACAGATTGGCGCGCGTGATCTGTTGCCACGCGCGCCTGCATCTT